GCTGTACCTGTCCAAGAAGGTCAGTCTTGAAACCGTGGTGATCCTCGACATGGTTCTAGGGTTCATCGGTCTTTGGGATCGACGTATGAAGACTGATCCGATTTGGAAAGAGATTTCCAGAAGGATTAAAAAATACAAGCCGTTCCTGACCATAGATTTGCCCAAGTTCAAGTCTATAGTTAAAGAACGGTTCATTGATTGAGTGGACATGCCCGCATTCCGATCTGGTTAAGACATGTCTGCAATAGTCCGGTGGCTACCAAATCCCGCAAGGGTTGGGCAATCCCTGTAAATGACAGTGGCGCTGGTGAGTGCGTCCAAACCCGGCAGGAGTGGTGGAAAGCCGCTCCATTATTCATTCTCAGAGAGTAGATCATGACCAATGATGAAAGATGGCAAGAAGTTGCCGATTTCTACCAGACCCTACCTGAAGAGCAAAAACGAGAATGGAACAATGAATTCCGTCAAATCCTCCAAGAGGAAATCGACAAGGAAGTCATACGCAAAATTCCAGAACACTAAATAGTTCTGTCGCCTGTAAGATTAAGGCGTTAACCCCTAAACATTAAACACAACAAACACAAAAGCATCATACAACACACTCGAATATAATATTGAATACATCGAAATATGAAATGCCGTTATTGATGCAGATAACGGAGTAATACAATGACTACTGATTTTTCTTCTCTCAAGAAGTCCCGTTCGTCCGCATTCGACCAGCTTGACGCTCAGTTGAAAAAGATGAACAGCAATGGTTTCCAGTCCGATGCCGAAGAATATTGGCAACCCCAAGTGGACAAGGCTGGTAACGGCTTCGCGGAAATCCGCTTTCTCCCCGCTCCTCCATCTGAAGACCTTCCGTTCGTTCGTCTCTGGAACCATAGCTTCCAAGGTCCGACCGGTAAATGGTACATTGAAAATTGCCGAACCACTCTTGGCGAGAACGACCCGGTTTCCGAGTTCGCTTCCGAATTGTGGAACACCGGCATTGAGGAAAACAAGGAAGAAGTACGTAAGAAGTACAAGCGCCGTCTGACCTACATCTCCAACGTCTACATTGTCAACGATCCTGCCAAGCCGGAAAACAACGGTAAGGTCTTCAAGTACAAGTATGGCAAGAAGATTTGGGACAAGCTGAACTACCTGATGAACCCGGAGTTCGAAGACGAAACCAAGATCAACCCGTTCGATTTTTGGGAAGGTGCAAACTTCAAGCTCAAGATTCGCAAGGTCGAAGGCTACCGCAATTACGACAAGTCCGAGTTCGCCGAAGCGGCTCCTCTGCACTCCGACGAATCGGTTCTCGAATCGATCTGGAAGCAGGAACACTCGCTGTCGAAGATCGTCGCTCCTGAGAACTTCAAGAGCTACGAAGAGCTGTCCAAGCGCTTCTATGCCGCCCTTGGCAAGTCTGCTCCTCGTGGTGAGGCTGGTCCGACCCTTGATGCTGGTGAAGACAAGGAGATGAACTTCAAGCCGAGCTTCGGTTCGTCTGACGGTGCTGACGCTGGTAAGTCCGCCGCCTCATCCTTCGAAAGCTCTGCCGGTGACGATGACGACGAATCGCTGTCGTTCTTCAAGAAGCTCGCCAACGACGACTAAGACGACCGCTAAACTGACACGATCAAGCCGGGATGAAATATTCCCGGCTTTTTTCGTTTTAGGATTGACTTAGGATGATAGTTCAAATAATCATCAACCCAACATCAAAATCAACCCAATCAAAAGGAAACGATTATGACCGCTGTAAAGAAGCCTGCCACCAAGAAGAAGCCAAACCTTCTCGTCAAGCGCGAATCGAAGCTCGTCGCTGCACTGAAGACCGGCGTTTCCGGTTACGCTCTTATCCGCTAATCGGAGCACATCCATTGACACTCTTTGAACCAAAGCCCCTCGTCTATGCCATCGGCGACATCCACGGATGCCTGTCCGAACTGAAGCAGATGCACGAGTTCATCGACCGCCACATCAAGCCCGAGGACATAATCGTCTACATCGGGGATTACATCGACCGTGGTCCCGATTCGAAAGGCGTCGTTGATCTGTTGATAGAACGCCAGAAGACCATCTCGAATCCGCAAGTCCACCTCTTGGGCAACCATGAGGACATGATGATGGAGGGAAACTACTGGATGGTGAACGGCGGGGCGGAAGCCATCAAGTCCTATGGTCTTGACCCCTATGACCATGGCATTGAAAGCCGGTTCTTTCAGGACTTATGCCCGCGCGACCATCAGGAGTTCTACGCCGAACTTCGCTATCATGTGTTGATAGGCAAGACCGTCTTCGTCCATGCCGCCATCGACCCGTCGTACGATCTGGACAACCAAGCCGACCATACCAAGCTTTGGGTGCGGCATTTCGACGCCTACAAGGGCGACTATGTTGGCGGCTATACCGTCGTTCGCGGTCACACCCCAACCACCGAGGTTATCGAACGGACAAATCAAATAATGATTGACACCGGTTGTGTCTTCGGCAACAAGCTGACATGCCTGATCATCGATCCGAACAATCCGGAAGATCGATCCTTCCATCAGGTCAAGTCCGAACAGCCCAAGTGGTAATAAGGAGGTATTCAGAATGACCGACCGTGAACAACTGTGCTGCGACTGTACCGAACCGTTTCATCATGTGGTCTTTGACTACGACGAAGAATATGGATCGCTCCTGATCTACCAGCAGATGGATCACTATCTGCCATGGCACCAGCGCCTTTGGGTTGCTCTCGACTACTTTCTTGGTCGCGATAAGGACCGCGTCCAGTACACCGAAGTCGTGCTGGACAAGGACAATCACAATGAATCGGTCCGGACCATCCGCGATATGCTCAATAAGGTTCTTGGGGAATAAATTTAAAAATTCCCCTTGACGACAGCATTATTCAAAGTTACATATAGTGCATACCGAAAAAACAAAAAAAGCGAGTTGACTGTGATTTTGAATAGCAAGCCAACGATTTTCCTTGACAGCGACGGCGTTTGTGCCGATTTCGATGCTCTCTACGAAGCCGAGTTCGGGCATGCCCCGAACGCTGTCCACGACGACCAGATGTGGGCGAACATCAACGCCCACGGCAGCTTCTTCAGCAGCTTGCCCCTGATCGACGGCACTCTTGAATTCATCAAGAAGTTCCAGAAAACCCACAACATCGTCATCCTGACTGCCTGCCCGAAGAGCGACTATCAAAGAGCTGCGACTCAGAAGAAAGCATGGTTCAAGACCATCGTTGATCCTGACTTGATCGTCCTGCCCGTCCTTGGCGGCAAGAATAAATACCTGTTCATGCAGAAGCCCGGTGACGTGCTGATCGATGACTTCGCCAAGAACATTGCGCCTTGGAATGAAGCAGGCGGCTTCGGTATCGTCCATACTGACTGGGCGACCACGACCGAAGCTCTCGCCAAGTACCTCGCCGTCTAAGCTTCCCAAGATAAGATTTAATGACTCACATTACCCCTTTCCGTGAGAAAGGCTGCTTGACGGGCGGTTGCGCGTCTTGCGGTCTTTGTTTTTCCTCATCCCAAGACATTAAAGAAAAAGTTGTTATGAATACGAAATATGTACAGCCACAACAGGTGGCTAACGATGCCCTGCATTCGCTTGGCATGATCATTGACGAATCACAAGGACGGGATGCGATCCACCTTGCCGTTGAAAACGTCGTGGCGGCTGAAAAGCTGTTTCCCGGTCAACATATCGGCTTTGTCGATGGTGGCGTTGGGGCGACCGCTTCCGAGCTTGTCGGGATTGTCGATCCGTTCCTGAGTGGTCCGGTCTATCCCGGTCAACGCTTCTGGCTGGTCGTTTATCCGCGCAAGATCACCTCGCTTCGCCACGTTTGGGAACACCCGGCATTTCCGTCTGCCGACGCAACAAAGCCGGTGGAAGACGAAACCCCGGTGCTCCTGTTTGAAGCAATAGTCAATCCGCCGACGCCCCCGGAACAGTCATCCGAAGAATGGCTTCGCGGCTACGCTGCTTCCATTCGCGAATCCTACGATGACCTGATGGAGGCGGCTCGTGATTGGGTTGACTCGATGAATTCTCCGAACAGTTGGGGTGCCTATTATTCGAAGGAAAAATTCGAAGGTGAGTATCTTCCCGAAGAGTTTTGGGAACACTACCAGAACGTGACCGGGGAAGTCCTTGCCGATTATCAAAAAGGCTCGTTCTTCACCTGCTCCTGCTAATATAAGGAAATATTGAAATGATGACCTACGATATTAACGAAGCCCTTGAGTACATCGCGGGCGCAACCCATGCCATCGGCGCATTCGATGAGGAAACCGGGGAAATAGTCGAAGTCTTCTTCTTCTCGCACTTCCCGACCGAAGAAGACTTCGACAACCTTGCCGAATATATTGACGACGAAGACGACCTCCTTGGGGACGGCGGCAATTACGTCATCCAACTGGTCAATCCGGAAGACTTTCCCGATCTGAAGAAGGCGGTTGCCGAAGGCATGTCATCGCAGAAGCGAACCCTCAACTGATGAGTGACGAACCGAACCTCTACAAGGAAAACTACGACCTACGTAAGCAGGTTGACAGCCTTCAGGCTAAACTCGATACTCGGGAGCACCACGTCTTCCTCTTGGCGGAAGCGATCACCGAAGCCGCTCATGATGCTGGTATCATTGCCGATCCAAAAGCCGACCTGTCCGGACCGCAATTGATGCTGGTCATCGCCGATATGGCTGAATGCATCAAGTCGCAGAGGACCGCAACGAAAGTCAAAATTTGGACTGCGATCACCGATGGCGGGGACGGCGAACATCACTCCCATACCTACAAGTCGAAGCAAGAAATGATCGATGATCTTGAGCTAACCGATGTCAACGACTACGGTAATGGCGACGGCTATGGAATGGACAACTACGGCTATATGGTCCAATTCGAATGGACGATCTTCGACACCGATGGCTACGAAGTAATAGAATAAGGAACATTTGAACTTGCTAATATACCAGTTTTATGACGAATTCGAAGACCTGACCGAGAACCGGCAGGTTGAGGGTCTGAAGGCACTGTTCGCCGAAATCGAGCGCGACCCTCAACAGTACGAAGACATCATCCTTGAATTGTCGGACCTTGCTATCGAGGCTGAAATTTCCGAAAACGAGGATCATCTGGAGAACGTTCGCAACCTGTTCGATGCGATCTATGACGATCTGGAAAGCCCGCTGATCTACGACATCCTTGAAATCACATCGGATGCCGAGGCTGACGATTACTTCGGGACAGAAGGTCTCGACATTTAATTCAAAAATTCCTCTCAATATTTGAAAATAATCGTTGACTTTCCACCCCTATATAAGTACAATACAAAAATCGAAACGGGGAGACCCAACCTTCCCGGATCGGTTTTCCAAGTCGCATTCAGCAACTCAAATTTCTTTCATATAGAAAACAAGCGCGACTTGGAAAACCGATCAGCTTATCAAGACACTAACAGCAAATATCCTTTGTTTCACCATATCGCAGACAAAAAGAATGGTGTCTTGATAAGCTGATCGACCGACGAAGTTCTTAGTCGTTCCCTCTTAGCTCAACGGTAGAGCAACTGACTGTTAATCAGTAGGTTCCCTGTTCGAATCAGGGAGAGGGAGCCACTAAGAACTTCTTTTTAATCTGGTGCGGGTTGGACTGGAGGTTGGTTCCAGCACGGTTTCATACGCCGAACACACAGGTTCAAATCCTGTACCCGCAACCATTTCATTTTCACAAGGACATTTTATGAGAAGTAAATCTCTTGGCATCGACCTTGATCGTGCCACGCCGACTGGCGTTCCATTTCAGGTTCCGGCGGAAGGTCGCCGTTCCGTATCAATATCACCGAATGGTCAGGTGACCTTTAACGCTACACTTGTCTTAAATGAAGACAAGGTCGAATATCACGAAGAAACGTTCCATCTCGACACCGACGAAGGGTTCGCCCGCTTCGTTGAACTGATTACCGAAAGCGCAGTCCATGCCAAGGTTCGCGAGATCAAGAAAACCCTGTACATAGGATGATCATATCCGACAAGGAATTGATCCGGACATACAAAGGAACGTGTTCCGACTGTGGTTCGGAAGTGAATCATTATTGCTGCAACGCCGACCTAGTAGCCAAGAGACCAGAAGCTGACGATTGGGATTGGTGGACGGCATGCAGCAACGAACAGTGCAAGAACCATTACGGGGAAGGCATCTTCCAAAGCCGTCCTGATTGGGATAGAAGGGAACCAAAATGATCGACTCGTTCAATTACGTCTTCTCTACCTACACTCATCCAAGCCGTCACTATCACGATATCGGACACCTCTATAGCATGCTCAATTGGGCATACCTGTTTGGTGATCCGAATCAGACCCGGGAAGCAGATGGTAAGATTCTGAAGCGCGAGCTGTACGATGCGATCATGTTTCATGACTACGTCTACGCCATGGTTCCGGATGTTCTCAGCAACGAAGAAAAGTCCGCCCGGGCGTATCTCGAATTCGTAGATACCTTTAAATCTGCGAACACCTCATTCGCGACCAAAGTCGCCGGGATGATCCGGGCAACCGAGCATCATTTTGACGGGACTGATTACGACGACTATCTGACCAATCTGCTGTTGGATATCGATCTGTTGGCTTTCACCTCTTTGTACGATGAATTCGAATTAACCAATGAGAAGATCGACAGAGAGTACATCCCGACCTACGGCGAAAAGCATACATGGCGGAAGCGCTATGCCTTCCTGAAGAACATCCATGATGGCGGTCTTCTTCGCTATCGGGTGATCGATGCAGACGGCGGGTTTGCCAAGGCGGCATATGCCAACATGGATCGTTGGCTTCAGGAAAACGATCACCTCGCCATCTAAGTTTCAAAGTCTCTTCCAGCAACCAAAAACGATTTGCACTTCAAGCAGGAAATGAAGGTTCGAGTCCTTCACCGTACGCCTTGCGTGGGGTTCGTCTAATGGATAGGACGCCTATATCAAAAAAGAGAGACTTGTTTTAATTTTAAGGAAAGTTCATTGCATACTTACCTGATCGATATCAACGATATCGTTGATGTTCCTTTGTTGTTCACCTGCGAAACGCTGATCGAACTGTTCGAAGAAGACGGGACGATCCTTCTGGCATCATACGATGACGCCACTCGCGAAGTCGGTTTGACCTTTGACACATTTCCCGATACCGATCATGAATATCTCATTCAACAGATCGAACAAGCATTCAACCAACCTCTAAAACAAATGCGCCTGCGTATCATCCGCCGCGCCTGAAAGGAACTGGAATGACCCTCATCAAAGAACCTACCGTCGCTGAAGACGCCAAGCCTGCCGCTGTTCTCTACCTGTACAACCATCCATCGGGTGAATTCGCCTTCAACTACGGTTTCGACTTTGTTGACGAATCGGGCGAGAACAAGTCTGGTGCGGCTCACTACGTTCTTGCCACGATCATCTCCCTGATCAAGAACGGTCATATGGGCGAACTGACTGACATCTTCATCGACAGTCTCCCGGCAATGGTCGAAGCGACCGAGGAAGAAAGCGCCTAATTAATGCAAATTTTGTTTGACGAAACCATTTCCGTTTCGGGGTTCATTCTCCTCGTCCAGCTTGAACGCCTCGTCGCCTATCTAAGCGTTATGGGTTTGTTCTAATGGACACGATCATCCATGTGAACCGGCAATTCATTTCGATGAATGCCAAGGACGGCGGCAATCGCCCTGTCTACACCCTGAAGGGTCCACATGGCACACGCTACGCCCGGGAAGTGATCAACAATGGTCCTTCCCGGCTGGTGTACAACGGCACTCAATTATCTTGTGGTGCTCGCGCATGGATAACCGCAACATGGGAAAACTTGGAGCTTGTCGATGAGATGAGCTTCGCTGAAGCAAAGGTAAGCACTGAACATGACTGAAACATATCGAATATCAGTTCCTTGCACGCAAGACCCGACCAAGTCGATTACTCTCGAATATTCGAAAGACCTCATCGAAGACCTGAAGGCACTCGTAGGTCTCGACGGGGAAGCGGAGCTACGCCGAGTTCTCCAAGCCGAAGCAGACGCCGAATACGAGCACCAGTTCAACAAACCAACCACAGAAAGAGTTTGGCAAGATGAAAGCAACTGAATTTTGCTACTGGCTACAAGGCGTCTTTGAAGTCGCTGAACCGGTAGAATTGACCGCAAAGCAGACGGACATGATCAAGCGTCATCTGAACTTGGTGTTCATCCATGACATCGACCCAAGCTATCCTCCAGAGCAGCAAGAAGCTCTGAACGAAGCGCACAACGGTCCAAAGTCGAATCTTCCCCTGTACATGCAGAAGGGCGTGACCGCCGCACAGTTGGATGCTGAATACGGTGTTGGCGTTCGCCCGCGTTGCTGATGACTGGCGAACCGGTAACCATCACCCATGTTGATGTAGAGCCACTGAATAAAAACCCCGCCTTTTGAGCGGGGTTTTTCATTTTAGGATGGTTGATAGAACCGAACCCAATCCAAGATCATATCGCATGGATAGGTGGTGGCAGTGGTTGGCGATCCTGCCCAACTCCCGCCAAATGCCATGTTGAAAAGTGCATACCAGCTTGCGGTTGGTGACCGGTTCTCCATCACGGCGGTCTTGATACCGTCGATATCAAAGATCAATTCATCGGCGGTGATCTCCACCCCATACGTATGAAACCCGGTCAGGTCTCCGGTGATCCCAAGCGTGCGGATGTCGATGGGATAGCTTCGCTGCATATGCGTGCTGCCCGCCTGCCAATGCTGTGTGGTGAAATACGTCCATGCGTTGTAAGAGGAGTTTTGAGGCCACTCCATCATGTCGATCTCAGGAGGCCACGCGCCATTCGTCGGCATTAACCAAAAGGCGGGCCACGCCCCTCGTTTACCAAGGACCGGCATGGCAAACCGGGCTTCGATGCGATCTCCAACGGAAGCCGTTCTGATTGTCTTTGAGGTGATCATCGACGCCGTATAGTTCCATTGCCGCCCGTCATAGGTCAGGGGCGACGATAGCTTTTCCGTTCTCAAAACGCGTTTGCCATCAACGACCGGAAACGGATTGGTGGTTGGATACAGGACAGGGTCAACGTACAAGCCGAGTTCCTTGTTGCCGTCTTGCGTCCGACCGTGTGCCGGTCGCGATTGCCAGCATGCCGATCCGTCTGCAAGAAGACCACTATCGGTGGCATCAAAACCCGTTATGAAATCGGATTGATAGACAAGGGTAAAGCCGCTTTTCACATCAGCCGGAATCGAGCTACTGAAGCGGATCGTCCCGAGGTTCTTGGCGATGGTCGCGCCCGCAACGGTATTGGAGAGGGTCACCTCAACGGTCTTGCCGGGAGCGTTCGTTCCCTTCAACTGGATGGTGATCTCCTGTTCAGTGCCCGCGCCCGGGTGGAAAGTGAACGTTCCTGCCGACCGAACATAGTTGAAGCCTTCGTTGGTTCCGACCCCATTGCGGGTAAGATACGTACCGATGACGGTATCTCTCGGGCTGCTTGACAACGACAATTTGAGTGTTGCTTGGGTGGCGTTTGGTAGTACGGTGACATCGGCAAGCGACACCTTGACGCTCAGGGATGCTTTTTCTTCGGTGAGAAACTGGTTGAGTCGGGGAATTACGTCAAGTAGGCTGTTGATATCAGGGGAGGAAAGCCGGGACATATTGAGAAACCTCGTTGGTGGATACTATAATTTATCGGTCGAATATTTTTGAAAAAACCTGTTGACACGAATTCGTTTTGGTTATAAGTTCTAAGCATAGAGAGAAACGAGAGGTTCCTGAAATGGCTTACGAATTAGGCGGCACTTTCAACTACGATCACTGGACGATGCCAATCGTCACAATCGACACGAAAAACCCCTACACCGGCTTCCGCGCCTTCGCCCGTAACGAGAAAACTGGGGACTACCGTGAGGTATTCGAGCTTGCCCAAGAAAAGCTCTATGTTCAGGGTGTGAATCAGGGTATGTGGACCCGTTCCACTCATGAGACCCGCGACATCGCTTGGGATTATGCCTCGAAAGCCTACAGGTTCATGAACAAGGAAAAGAAAGTTTAAATAATCGAAAATAGGTGTTGACGTACGATACCGAACAAAGTAGAACCTCTTTCAACGAACTGGTTCAGCGACGACCCCTTGAAAAGATTGGTGGTTGTTCTCACTCAACCAGTTCGGGAACTTTTCATACAGGGGGATGCCCCGGCAATAAAGGATAGGACGGTTCCTTCCGTTCAAGAGAAAAAGAGATGGTGGTGCCAACTGAAACCCGGCATCACATAAGGACATCTCCGGTTCAATTCCTCTCCATCCTCCTATATGAAAAGTTCATCATATCAAGCGACCAACAGCCATAAAAAGCTTTAGGAACCGGCGACTAGTCTTCGATGGTTCGAATCCATTCCTCCCCGACCAACACTGACGGGGAGTAGGGAAGCGGTCAAACCCACCGGTATGCAAAACAGATGGTCGCTTGACATGATGAACGAATCACAGTAGTTGAGGGACAACAAAGTGAGGAAGCTAACAAAGAACGAACAGGCAGTGCTTTTCTTTGTGCTTGGCATCATCACGATGCTGATCATCCAAGACCTGTTTTTTTAACAGGTCCACTTTCCAAGCCAGTAACAGCAACAGCTATCCCAAACTTTAGGTCGCCGGTTCGATCCCGGTCATCCGCTCAGGCGGGTGTAGCTCAGATGGTAGAGCGAAAGAAGTGAAAAGATGCTGGCTTGGAAAGTGGATTAGAGACGTACGTCCTCCCAAGCGCGTACTTGGCGGCTAGGCATTGTAATGCGTTCCTAGACGTATCCTCCGGGACCATACCTCAACCTCGTTATAGGGTATGGTTCCAGCCCGGGTGTTGTGCCCACCCCGACACCCGGGCATCCCTTTTCCCCAAAAATTCATTTTCAGAGTAAAATCATGCGAGCAATGGTCGTTCACACGACTTACGATAATGGCACGTCCATTGTCGAGGATTACGATAATTTCACCAAGACCGTTAATGTGATCGGGGTTGATCCGGTGTACTTCACCATCACTTCCGATGATTTTAGCATGTCTCAAATCGAGAAGCTAGTTGCCATTGTCAAATATGCAATGACCGACCATGATGATACCAGTCAGTATCCGTTCTCGGATAACACTACGGTTTCGGTCCGGTTCGAATTTGGCGGCGAAGTCAAGCTAACCTTCAAACAATATCTTTGGTGATCTAAGGTTCGGTTGCGGATATTTCAAATAATTATCTTGCATGGTTCGAAAGAATCGAATATGAAACCGATCAACGACATATTTTAAAATAATCATATCCTGATAGGATATCGTCAACATAAAGGAAACGAACATGAATGCTTTTGTCTCAGCGATCAAGGATGACGCCACCACGATCTACACCGAGAACGGTGCCAAGACCTATTCGACATCGTTCGACTCCTGTGTCGATCTGTTCTTCCAGATCGGGGCAATTCGTGGTCAGGGTGCGGCTCGTGCCGAAACGCTGTTCCGTACCGCCTACAAGCAGAACCCCGATCTGGCAACGAAGATCGCCCTTTGGGCTCGCGACGTTCGCGGCGGGGCTGGTGAACGTCAAGTCTTTCGCGATCTCCTGAAGCTTCTCGAAAAGACCGACATGGATCGCCTTGCTCGCATTCTGCCGCTGGTCCCGGAGATCGGTCGTTACGATGATCTGTTCGTTTTCGAAACGGCAACCGCCAAGGACATGGCATTTGCCATCTTCGGCAATGGTCTGGTTGACCCGAGCAAGGCTGGTCTTGCCGCCAAGTGGGCACCGCGTGAAACCGGCGCTAAGAAGAAGCTTGCTCGCGAGCTGATGGCATATTTCGAACTGTCCCCGAAGAACTATCGACGGCTGATCACAACCCTGTCCAACACGGTTGAACAACAGATGTCCGCGAGGCTTTGGGATGACATCGAATTCCAGAAGGTTCCGTCCGTCGCGGCGGCTCGCTATGCCAAGGCATTTCGTCGTCATCAGCCGGATCGCTACAACGAGTTCGTTCAGAAGGCGGTCAAGGGTGAAGTCAAGATCAACGCTTCGGCGCTGTTCCCCTACGACGTGACCAAGTCAACGGTCGATGCCGAAACACAGAACGCCCTTTGGAATCAGTTGCCCGACTACGTCCCGGCTGGCAAGTCGTTCATTCCGATGATCGATCTGTCTCAGTCGATGTCCAGTTCGACAATTGGCGACGGCAACCTGACCCCGATGGACGCGGCTATCTCGCTTGGTCTCTACCTTGCCGAGAAGAACAAGTCGGAGTTCAACCGTATGGCTCTTGCCTTTGCCGGTCAGCCGTCTTGGATCAGTATCCCGGATACGGATTCGGTTCGCGACAAGGTCCGGGCGGTCAAGGCTGGTCAGGTCGCCTATGACACCAACCTGAATGCCGCCTTCGAAGCGATCTTGTCGGTTGCCCTTCGTAAGGGAGTTCCACAGGAAGACCTTCCGGATGCCCTGATCGTCCTGTCGGACATGGAATTCAATTCCACACAAAACGCTCGTTCAGTGACGAACGTCGATGCCGCCAAGCGTCTGTATGAAGCGAACGGCTACAGGCTTCCAACCATCGTCTGGTGGAACCTTCAGTCGCGCAACGGTGTCACTCCGGTTCGTGCCGATGCTTCCGGGATGGTGCTGGTCTCCGGTCTGTCCCCAAGCGTCACCACGGCGGTCCTTGGCGGCGAAGCAACCCCGGTTGCGATTATGCTCAAGGCTGTTGATATCGCGAGGTATGAGCACTAACATGCTTCATATTTTGAAAACATTCGGGAAGAACCTTCTTCTCACGTTTATCGCAATGGCGATCTCATGTAGTATTTTTGCGGTATTCTATTTAATCGATTTTGGTGCCTTGATCCATCTGGTGACATCACCGGGCGGGATAGTCGCCATCGTCTTTATCGCCGCTTCGATCTATGCCGGGTGCTGCACATGGTATGATATCTCGACAGAAAACCGCGACAAGGAATGAGATGAACACGGAAAAATTCCAAGAACTCTGGCATAACGGCGATCTGGTCAAAGTTGACGAAGAGCTTGATGATAGCTGGCGTCATGGCAACTATGTCACGACCGTTTATCGTTATGAAAACGAATTCTGGTCTGCATCCTATTGCGTCTCGGGTGATGTTGAATATCACGGCATCCGCGACAACGATTTCAAGCTGACCAAGGTTTATCCGGTGACCAAGATCACCAAGACGACCGAATACGTCACGACGCCACAACGTCCGGTGTCTCCAACCCGATACACTCGCAAGTTCCACGATATCGAGGCAATCCAGTTCCCGTTAATGCCCGCCACCATAGACCTGTTTGCCGGGGAAATGGAAGAATGGACTACCAATATCGAGCTGTTCGAAGATTGGTTGGCGGTCAATATTTCCCCGGGACAGGAAATCAAGTATCGCGGGAACAAGCTGGTGGTTCGCCATGTCAACGTTGAAACCGAGTACCCGGGCGGCACTTGGTTGATCAAGGAACCCGGGCGGTCGGTTTATCCGCTGTCCCCTGACAAGTTCGAAGCCCTCTACGAGAAGGCATAATCGAATTCGAGCGCATAGTTCAGTTGGTTAGAACAAGAACCTTTAAATTTCTATGTCCCGGGTTCGAGTCCCGGTGCGCTCACCATTATTTAAAAATAATCGTTGACACGATTAATCGAAAGATGTAATATCTCTTTCATTCCAAACATTAATTCTTAAAAAGGAATTTTCGAAAATGACAACGTTCGATAAGGCTCTGAACACCTTCAAGGCTTACGAAGAAGGTCGCAATCCTTGGGTTACCATTGATAACCCGGACCCGTCGCAGACCAACAAGCGCAAGATTCGCGTCAAGGCGAACTCGCTGTATGGCAACCCGAAGGATCGCAAGCCCTATTGCGTTCCCGGCACTGGTGACCCGGCTGACAAGAAGCGGAAGAAGGCGAACGCCTAATGGCTCATGTCACCTTCGAAGAAGTGAGCTACGAATCACCGTCGCTCGACAAGATCACCCAAAAGTGGTCCGATGGCAGCAAGTCGGTCTATTACAAATACCGTGAAAACCCAACCGTCTTTGAAGATTGGGGATTTAACGGAAACTTCGGCGCTCTCATCGTCGCTGCAATCACAACCGTAGGAATGGCGGCTCTCATCGTTCTCGCCCTGATCTAATGACCAAATACCTCGTCTACGGCAAGAACTCTTGCCCATGGTGCGACCGCGCCAAAGCCCTTCTGGAAAGCAAGGGTCTCGAATACGAATACAAGCTCGTCAAAAGCGAAGAAGGTCAACTGACCGAAGCATACGACGAAATGCTGGCGAAATATCCAGCGGCTTCAACCGTTCCGCAAATCTTCGAAATTGACGAAGACGCGAACACAGAACTACACA